TGAAGGAAATCCAGGGAAAAGACCACTTAATAAAAATGAACCAAAGCCTGAGAAAAAGGCTCCAAAATGTCCAGCTTGGCTTGAGGCAGAAGCTAAGAAGGAATGGAGAAGGATGAGTAAAACCTTAGAAGCTATAGGTGTCTTAACTCAAGTTGATGCATCAGCTTTTGCAGGCTACTGCCAAGCCTATGCAAGGTGGAAAGAAGCAGAAGAATTTCTATCAAAGCATGGTACTATTTTTAAAACACCATCTGGATATATTCAGCAGGTTCCTCAGGTATCTATTGCTCAGACTTATCTAAAAATTATGAAGGACTTTTGTTCAGAGTTTGGACTTACTCCTGCTGCAAGGTCAAGAATATCTGTGTCTACAGCAGAGGGAAGTTCTGAGGACCCAATGGAGGATATCCTTAGGGTGGTGAAGTGATGTTTGATGCAGTGAAAGCTCAAAGAGCTGTAAGATTTATAAATAATCTTAAGCATACCAAAGGAGTATGGCATGGAGTACCTTTTGATTTATTACCTTGGCAGGATAAAATAATTACTGATATATTTGGAACCGTTAAAGATAATGGATTTAGGAAATATAACACCGCTTATGTTGAAATACCTAAGAAAAATGGCAAGTCTGAAATAGCTGCAGCCATAGCACTTTACTTAACTTGTGCAGATAATGAGTGGGGAGCTGAGGTTTATGGATGCGCCGCAGATAGAGCACAAGCTTCAATCGTATTTGATGTAGCTGTTGATATGGTGGATCAATGCCCAGCTTTAAAGAAAAGAATAAAACCAATAATATCTCAAAAGAGATTAGTATATATGCCTACAGGAAGCTATTATCAAGTTTTATCCTCAGAGGCATTTAGTAAGCATGGGCTTAATGTTCACGGGGTTATCTTTGATGAACTTCATGCTCAGCCAAATAGAGAACTATATGATGTTATGACAAAAGGTAGTGGAGATGCAAGAATGCAGCCGCTGTTCTTTTTAATTACTACAGCTGGAACTGATAGAAATTCTATCTGCTATGAGGTACATCAAAAGGCTGATGATATTTTAAGAGGTAAAAAAACAGATAAAACTTTTTACCCTGTTATATATGGAACAAAGGATGAAGAAGATTGGTCTTTAGAAGAAAATTGGTATAAAGCTAATCCTTCTCTTGGGCATACCATACCTATTGAAAAAGTAAGAGATGCCTTCCAAAGTGCAAAAGAAAACCCGGCAGAAGAAAATATCTTCCGTCAGCTTAGACTTAATCAATGGGTGAAACAATCAGTACGTTGGATGCCAATGGACATATGGGATAAATGCTCTTTTGAAGTTAATGCTGAAAAGCTAAAAGGCAGAGAATGTTATGGTGGACTGGACCTTTCAAGTACCAATGATATTACAGCCTTTGTGTTAATATTTCCACCAACAGCTGACGATGATAGATATTATGTTTTACCTTTCTTTTGGATACCGGAAGAAAACTTAAAACTTAGAGTTAGACGTGACCATGTGCCTTATGATGTATGGCAAAAGCAAGGTTTTCTTAAAACTACAGAAGGAAATGTTATTCATTATGGATTTATTGAAAGCTTTATAGAGGAGCTTGGAAAGAAATATAACATAAAACAAATAGCTTTTGATAGGTGGGGAGCCGTGCAGATGGTGCAGAACTTAGATGGATTAGGCTTTACTGTGGTTCCTTTTGGTCAAGGTTATAAAGATATGAGTCCACCAACTAAAGAACTTATGAAGGTAACCTTAGAGAATAAAGTAGCTCATGGAGCACATCCGGTGTTATCTTGGATGATGGATAATGTTTTTGTTAGAACAGATCCTGCTGGTAACATAAAGCCTGATAAAGAAAAATCCACTGAAAAAATAGATGGTGTGGTGGCCCTTATTATGGCACTGGATAGAGCTATAAGAAAGGAAATAAAAGAAAACATATATGAGAAAAGAGGTATGAGAAGTCTATTGGATTAGGAGATGGTGCTTTGAAATTTAAAGATAGAGTAAAATTATTTTTATCTCCACAAAATGCTTTGTTTGAAGTCCTGCAGAAATATTCTCAGGATTTTTTAAGTGGAGAGGACGTTCCGACAGGTGACAATTTAAGAGTTGATGCAGAAACAACTATGAGTTTCTCAGCAGTGTTTGCTTGTAACAGAGTGCTTTCAGAAACATTGGCAAGCTGTCCCATATTTCTTTATGAAAAAGATGATGAAGGAAATAGAAAGCAAATAACGGATGCTGCTGAATATGGTGTGCTTCATTATGCACCCAATGCAGAAATGACTCCAGGGCAGTTTAAAGAATTTGGTATGAGTAATATAAACCTGGGAGGAAATCTAATAGCACAGAAAGTTTTCAATCTTCATGGAGATCTTTTAGAGCTTAGACCTATATCTTGGGAAAGAGTAAGAATTGATATTGATAAAAGTTCAGGAAGATTACTCTATTTTATTGATGGGAAAACAGAACCCAAAACAAGAGATGAAATACTTCATATTCCGGGATTAACCTTGGATGGCTATATTGGAATAACACCTCTTAGCTATGCAGCATTAACTATTGATATTGGATTATCCCAGGATAAATTTGAAAGAAACTTTTATCATAATAGGGCCTCAACCAGCGGAATATTTCAGTATCCTAATGAGCTGGGTGATGAAGCTTTTCAAAGGCTTAAAAAAGATATAACCAAAAACTACACAGGGCTATCCAATGCAGGAGTTCCTATGATACTTGAAGGTGGTGGTCAATTTAAAGAAATTACTATGAAGCTTACGGATGCACAGTTTATAGAATCTAAGAGATTTAGAATAGAAGATGTGTGCAGAATATTTAGAGTGCCCCTTCATCTGGTGCAGGATTTAACAAGATCCACTAACAACAATATTGAACACCAGAGCCTTGAATTTATAATGTACACTATGCTTCCTTGGTTTAAAAGATGGGAGGAGAATTTAAACCTACAGCTTCTATCTCCTGAATCAAAAAGGAAAAATAGGTACTTTGAATTTAATATAAGTGGACTGCTTCGTGGTGATATTAAATCAAGATACGAAGCCTATGCTCAAGGAAGGCAATGGGGCTGGCTTTCTGTTAATGATATTAGAAGGCTTGAGAATATGAATCCTATAGAAAATGGTGACCGTTATTTAGAACCTATGAATATGAGTGAAGCAGGAAAGCGAGAAGAACAACTTAAGGCCCTAAGAGAAGAAGTATTTAATTTAGTTAATGAGAGGAAGTGATTAACTTGCCATTTTGGAACTTTATAGAGAATGAAGAAAATGGGGAGGAGATAGAGCTTAGAATTGATGGTGATATTGCTATGGATGATGATTTTTGGTCCATGCTCTTTGGAATAGAGAATGTAACACCAAAGGGCTTCATGGGAGAGCTTAGCCAGTATAAGGGCAAAGATATAAATGTTTGGATTAATTCTTATGGTGGCGATGTTTATGCAGCTTCAAGGATTTACACAGCCCTTAAGGAACATAAGGGAAAAGTAAAGGTAAAAGTGGATGGCGTTGCAATATCAGCAGCTTCCGTTATAGCCATGGCAGGGGATGAAATTTTAATGTCTCCAACCTCAATCTTAATGATTCACAATCCTTGGGGAAACTTTCAGGGTGAAGCTAAAGACTTAAGGCATGGCGCTGATGTACTGGACGAAGTTAAGGATACTATAATCAATGCCTATCAGCTTAAAACTAAAAAGTCTAGCGCTAAGATATCGCAGATGATGGATGAGGAAACTTGGATGAGTGCTAAAAAAGCTGTAAGTGAAGGCTTTGTAGATGGAATGCTTTATATTCAAAGCAAAGAAGAAGAGGTTACAGAGCCTGTAGAAAATTCCTTTATGTTTAGCAGATTTGCAATACAAAATAGTGTAAAAGATAGCACTAGAAACTTTATAGAACAATACAATAAAAGATTAAAAGAAATTAACAATGAGGATGAATTAGTAAAAATTAAATTATTGAAATCAAAACTTGCCTTAGAGTGTGAACTTTAGAGCATTTATTATTTTAAAAATGAAAGGAATGATTATTAATATGTCAGAGAAAATGAAAGAGTTACTAGCAAAATTATCAGACTTAGAAATAGAATCTAAAAACCTAATCAGCAAAGAGGATGCTACAGCAGAAGAAATAAATGCAAAGCTTACTGAAATTAAAGCTCATAAAGCTAAAATAGAAGCACAGAAAGAGATTGATATCCTAGATGCAGAAAGACAAAAACAGGCTCAAACACCAGTAAATGAACCTATATATGCTCAGCCGAAAGATCATAATGAAAAGAAGTGGAAGGGCATGGGTGAATTTTTAAGTGCTGTTGCTAAGGCTTCCTCTCCTGGCGGAAGAATGGACAATAGACTTTCTTATCAAAACTCAGCTACAAGCCTTAATGAAAGTGTATCTTCCGAAGGTGGATTCTTACTAGAAAATGATTTTATTAACGACTTATTTGAATCTATGATGACTCAGAGCCAAGTGGCAAACAGAATAAGAATGATTCCAATAGGTTCAAATACCAATAGACTTAGAGCACTTGGTATTGATGAAAACAGTAGAGCTAATGGTTCAAGATGGGGAGGGGTTCAGGCTTATTGGGTAGGTGAAGCTGAAACAGTAGCTCAAAGCAAACCAAAGTTTAGAGAAATTGAAATGTCTCTTCAAAAGCTTTTAGCTCTTTGCTATGTAACAGATGATTTATTGCAAGATACAACTGCTCTTGAAGCTATAGTTAAACAAGCCTATTCAGATGAAATGTCATTCAAAATTGATGATGCCATAATTAACGGAAGTGGTGTAGGAATGCCACTTGGGATACTTAACTCTGATGCTTTAGTTACTGTAGCAAAAGAATCTAGCCAAACAGCTGGAACCATAAAATATGAAAACATACTTAAAATGTGGAGTTCAATGCCTGCAAGACTTAGGACAAATGCTGTTTGGTATATAAACCAAGAAATAGAACCGCAGCTTTACACTATGGTTCTAAATATTGGAACTGGTGGGGCACCTGTGTTTTTACCTTCTGGTGGGGCATCAACTTCTCAGTATTCGACACTACTTAATAGACCTATAATTCCAATAGAGCAATGCTCTGTGCTTGGTAAAAAAGGAGATATCATTTTAGCTGATCCAACACAGTATATAGGAATAGATAAGAAAGCGCCAACAGCAGATGTTTCTATTCATGTAAGATTTTTATATGATGAGCAGGTATTTAGATTCATTTATAAATTCAATGGTATGCCTTATAAAAATAAACCAATAACACCATATAAGGGTGCAAATCCATTAAGCCCGTTTGTAACCTTAGGTGATAGATAGGAGGTAAAAAATTATGATAATAACCTTAGTTGAAAAATATAAAGTGGTTCAAGCAGTAGAACCTAAAACCACTAACACTGCAATAACAGGTGATTATGTAAGTTTGAAAAATGTGATAAATGCTACAGTAATAGTTAACTTAACACAGGCAGTAGGTCATGCAACTGTAGTTTCTCTTTATGAAGCAAAAGATGTTTCAGGGACAGATGCAAAGCCTATAACAAACAGTGTTCCCATATGGGTAAATGAAGATGTGTCTTTAGGAGATTCGCTTATAAGAAAAGCAGATGGAGTAAGCTATACAGTTGCAAATACGGCGAAGAATAAGCAGGTGGCATTTCATATTGACCCTGCTAGACTTGATGTAAATGAGGGCTTTATCTGTCTTAATGTAAGAATCGGGGCAAGTACACAAGCAACTAATCTTGCCTGTGCAGAGTTTATTTTAGATAGTAAATATGCTGGAGATGTTCCATCATCTGTAGTTGTTGATTAAAGTACGGGGCCTTTTGGCTCCTTTCTTTTGAGGTGATAAAACATGGCGATAAAAATAATAACTCCACCATCAATAGAACCCATAACTTTAGAGGAAGCAAAACTTCATTTAAGAGTAGATGGAATTGAAGATGATCTGCTTATAACAAGTCTTATAAAGCAAGCAAGAGAATGGTGTGAAAACTATCAAAATAGAAAATATATAATACAGACTCTGGAATTAGTGATTGATAGCTTTCCAAGAGGAAATGCAATAGTCTTTTATAACTGTTCTCCGGTACAAAAGGTAGAAAGTATAAAATATTATGATGCTGCTAGGCAAGAGTATTTATTTGATGAAAGTAATTACATTGCTGATTTAGATGGCTTTGTAAATAGAGTTGTTTTAAATTCAGGTAGACATTGGCCTATAGTGGAACTTCAATCAGTAAACGCAGTAAGGACTAGAGTTGTTGCAGGTTATGGAGATACTGCAGATAAAGTGCCTGAAGCAATAAAGTGGGCAATGATACTTCAAATGAAACTTTTATATGATGACTATAGACCAGAGGAAAAAACAAAGTTGGAAGAAGCGAGAAATGCACTTCTTTATATGAATAGGGTGGTACCAGTATGAAGTCAGAGGAATTAAAGAATAGAATAACACTTCAAATATTAGAAACTATAACAAATGAAAATGGCTTTGAGGTTGAAGCTTGGACAGATTTTAAAGATTTATGGGCCTCTGTTACAAATCTTCATGGTAGAGAATATTTTGAAGCTTCAGCTGTTCACACAGAAAATACTGTGAAATTTAATATAAGGTATACAGACGAAATTGATACTACAATGAGGATTCTTTTTAAGGGAAAACAGTACAATATAAACTCCATAGATAATATCAAATATAAAAATAAATATATAGAAATAAAAGCATTGGAGGTTGATAGCAGTGGCTAATATAGAACTTACAGGTGTTGATGAAATATTAAATAAGCTTCAACAGATAGGTGCAAATGTAGGAAAGCTTGAAAATAAAGCACTGAAAAATGCAGCAGAGCCTGTACTTGAGGATGCAAAAGCAACCAATGCTTTTAAAGATAGAAGTGGTAAGTTGAGAAAGGGTCTTAAGATAACCAATGTAAAAAAGAAAGAGGGAATAAAATATATTCTTGTAGGTGTGGATAGAGGAGATAACTCAGAAGTATTTTATGGTAAATTTATTGAATTTGGGACTTCTAAAATGCCTGCGAGTCCCTTTTTACAACCAGCTTATGAGAAAAATAAGAATACAATACAGAAAACTATAGCTGAAACTTTGAAGGAGGGGTTAAAATGATAAACAATTTAATACTTGAAGCTTTGAAACCTCTTAATATTCCTAGTTCATTTCAAAAATACAATGGAAAGGAAAATACCTATATAACCTTTTTTAATTATCTAGAACAAGGTGAGCAGTATGCTGATAATGAAGAAAAAGCAACAGGTTATTATATTCAAATAGACCTTTGGAGTAAAAATGATTATACAGAACTTACAAAAAATATAACAAATGCTATGAAAGCCGCAGGGTTTATAAGGACTTATGCGGCTGATTTATTTGAGGAAGATACTAAAATAT